CATCTGTTTTCCATTAGCTACTCTTGCGTGTCGTGTATTTATAGTCACGCGGCGTGTAAGCCCACGCCAAGAGCGACAGCGCTCGTCTATAGGTTGGGTTTATCTTATAAGCAGCAAGTGTTCGTCGTATGAAAAGTTCCCTCTTCTGTGCCCATGTGACTCGTTCTCCTGGTGCCATTATGCTTTCCATTCTTGTAGGAGATCGGTAATGTAGGTATGCAGGAATGAATCCGTCTCGAGACCGTGCTGTTGTGCTGACACCGTTCTCTTTGAGAGTAGGTATGATTGCCTCCACTGCGTCCGGTGTGTCCCATTCGTAGGTCATGCTTTTTTCATTCTAATTAGAAGGTTTTATTTGCGCGTTCTTTGAGAAGCTTTAGGCGTTGTTCGTCTGTGAGTACCTTATTCTCGATGTACTTGGCGTTGAATACGCCGCAGAATGGTGTTGGTAGAGACGATGAAGATCCCAGACGTGGATCCATTCCCTTCCTACGTTTTCCTTCGCGAGCAGAGTTGATGAGGTCTTTCTTCCGTGTTTCGTATCGTGTTAGAGCGGCTTCGTATGCCTTTCGACTTATCACTCGGTTTCGTTGGTTCATCATCAGGTCTTCCCGTTTCAGTCCTCCACTCGTGCGAGTTGCCTTACCGAAGTAGACATCTGCCTTCGACCCAATGATCTGCATCTTAATCGTTAGCCGTTAGATTTTTTTTCTTTTGTTTATACGGAGAAACAAGGAAAGAATGACGACGCAAGAGGTAGTGACAGCGATTAGCCCAGCTGCGATCTGGGAGTTCTACAAGAGGCAGTCTCACGCAGACATGTACGGAGGATCGTCGATTGGTGGATATCGTGGTGGGTACATCACGAATACAGGATGTGGAGCAAAGATGTATGGCCGTGATGGACATGGTCGATCACCGATGGCTGCTGTTACCGGTGGAATGAAGAGGTCGTACGACCAGATCATCAGTCCCGAGATGAAGGTCGAGCACCTCATCAACATGACTAGGACTCCGGGTCATGTCTCCTTTCCTCTCCTCCTTGATCGAAGCGCTGCTGCGAATCCTGAACAGAACCCGTACCTGTACCCTTTCGCTACTTCGTTCAACGACGCGGCAAAAGAGGACTCGGACGCACATGCTAGACACCTTATGTTGTGGAAGGCAGCAACGCTTAGCTTGTACAAGTGAAAACGATTTAGTTTAGTAAATAGTAAACCAAAATTTTTTTTTGTTTATCTATGATAAAAAAAGGAAATGATATCCCTGAAAAAAGGAACTCCTGTTGCAGTAATATATACAGGAAAAGATGAGGGGAAGACGATCTTTATCACCAACGACTCAGGCGATACGGAGCTCAAGCAAGATCCTCTCGAATTGTTCGGAAACCATGAGCTTGCTCCGTCGAAAAAGCTTATGTCTGCTGCACAGCGAAGGGCCATCCGTAATGCGCTACTTGATGAGCGCCGTGACTATCCTCCCGAGTTGGAGGACCATATGGACTCCCTCCGTGAGCTCTACGACAGGAAGAATCGGTACGAGTACAGGACCGACTCGGAGACATTGTGTGTATATCCATCCAAGGATTCCGAGCGCATCTTTGTAGCTGGGAAGTCTGGGTCCGGAAAGTCTACGTTCACAGCGCAGTACATCAGAGAGTATACTGAGATGTACCCTAAACGGAACGTATTCTTGATTTCGACACACGAAGACGAGAAGGCATACAAGATCCTTCCGATCAACCAGATTGCGCTAGACGAGACGTTTCTTGAAAAGCCGCCTACTCTGACCGACTTAGCGAAATCTCTAGTTGTCTTTGACGACACGGACAATCTGCAGGACAAGGGACTTCAGCAGGCGGTTCAGGCTTTGAACAGTGACCTTCTAGCGAATGGCCGTAAGTACGAGATTCACGTGATTACGCTTGCTCATCAGTTAATGGATTACAGCAGGTCTCGCACTCTCCTGAATGAGGCGAATCGCGTTGTCTTCTTCACTGGCGGATCTGCTTACCACATCCAGAGGTACCTTAAAGTTTATGCAGGCCTTCAGCCAAAACAGATTCGTAGGATCCTTGATTCAAAGTCTCGCTGGACGTGCTTAGGACTCACGATTCCTAACTACGTAGTTACAGAGCACGAGGTGTATGTTCTCAAGAACGACCAGTCTTGAATATATTTTTTAAAGCGGGACGCTCCTGAGTGCTAGCTCGTCGAGTGAGATCTTTTCTTTCTTTGCTTCCGCTCGTGCCATTGCAACAAAATCTTCGACGCACATTCGTTTGTTTAAGTGTCTCAAGATGCACCATCTCCCGCATGTGCATGACTTTGGTCCCTGGACGCACTCGTGGTTGTATGCTACTTGCTTACCTGAGTTCAGTAGAAGCTGAATGAGCTTTGTATGCAATTGACCAGATACCTTCCTGAACTCAGGATTGACCCAATTGAGTTCGCTGTCTGGAAATACGCCGTAACTATCGAACATCTCGATGCATGGCTCTCCGTCTGTGTCGAATGTGTCTTGTACAAGACACCAGTGACCATGACTTGGTTTGAACTCGTACAATAGGCAAAACGGCGTACGAGGCAAGTGCACTAGTCTCTCGAGCTCACTGTAAATGTAACATGGCATTCCAGTGAATTTTGTTATCTCTCTATCGGATAAAGAGCGATCGATCGTCATTTTCTTTTTTTTATCTTCGTAGTATATACAAAAAAAAGGAGATGGATGGACAGGATCTGATTTATTACAACTGTACCATAGTGAATAACACGACGAATCGTGTTCCTGCCGAGATAAATGACAGTAGGAGCATTCCTATTGTCGATGTTCCAGAGAACTGGGAAATGTCGATTGTTCGGTTTGATATCGACTCTCTTCTTCTACCTATTGCACTGTTTCCAATGGGAGCTGGGTCGAACACGCAATTGTCGATGACATTCCGTAGCTCTGGCATCGACTATGGCCCTTTCTATGTCCAGAGTCTTGAGCCGTCAGGATTCGTGCAAAGCATTGCTCTTGGAACTGAGCTTATCAACGACACGCTTAAGAACGCGTGGCCTCTTATCGGTGGGTCTAAGCCACAGTTTCCTCCGAGGTTCGTTTGGGACGCGACTACTCAGCTATTCCGTCTCTACTTCTCGGCGGACTACGTGACGACGTACAACGACTTTACTATATACGTGTCCGATGTGTTCTACAAGTACATGTACGCTTTCCCATCTATCATCATCGGGCCAAACGAGCCTCTGAACAAGGACGTGATGCTTTTCACGTGGAATCCTGAGTTCGTCCAGGCGGCTGCAACTAACAGAGTTGGCCTTCCTATGGCTCTTCAGTCACCAGGATATTATCCTGCTGGTAATCTTGTGTATCTGGAGCAGTCTGCTAAGTCAATCTCGAATTGGGCTGCTGTTCGTACAGTTTTTGTTACAACGAGCTCTCTACCAAGTTACCAGGAGTCTGTTCCGGGTAATGTAGGATACGGACAAAACGCACAGACGACGACGAATTCTCTGGCGGTGGTTACTGACTTCATTCTCCCCCAGGATCAGAACCCTATGGAGGCGCACAACAGAATCGAGTATCTTCCTACAGCCGAGTACAGGATGATTTCTCTAGGTGGACGTTCTCCTCTGTACAGAGTTGAGTTAAAAGCGTGGTGGACATCTTACTCTGGGACTCGGTACGAACTCGTCCTTCCTCCTAATGGAGTTTTTTCGGCCAAGTTGATGTTTCGCCGGAAGTAAAAAAAAATTCTCTTCCGCCCAGTTTTTTTTTCGCAGTGCTATATCCGTAAAAAAGGAAAAGGGAACCAAAAACGTAAGATGTCGATCACTGTCGAGCGCCTTGCTACTCAGCGAGTAGTGGATTCAAGGACAGACGTAAACAGCTACGCTCGTCGCACGTATCAGATTTTCGATGGTCCGCAGGATACCGGCTTTGTTCGAGTTCCGCCAGACGGCGGTGTTCCGAGCGAGCAGATGAACTTCACGTTGAACCCTCCGTCTACGCGAGTGTTCGTCAATCGTCGCCTGTCGATTCTATGCAAGTTCCGAGTCGAGGTGACCGGCGTTCTTGCTCTCAACCAATACGCGTTTAATTACCTTGGGACTGGTGCGACGGCAGACGCAGGAGTCGATCTAGGCGATATTGCTATTCGAAACGTCATCGCACCTCGTGCGTTCCCTCTTGCAAATGCAACTCGTTCGCTTCAGGTCTCGATCAACAATGATCGGCTTTCGCAGAATCTCGGCCAATACTGGCGAGCTACAACACGGTATGCAAACGGACTCGGTCAGGCCGAGATCGACCAGGGTCTTGCTCCTACTCAGTTGGACATTGTCCAAGACTACGGTCAGGCGGCTGGGACGGCCATCAGTCCATTCGGTGCTCGTGCTGACAACCCTGTACAGACGAATCGCTCGACTCTTTATGGCATCAACATCGTCTTCAATCCAAGGGGTGATGGTGCTACGTCGTACACATCTATCCTCGAGTACACTACTATCGAGCCTCTGTTCCTGAGCCCGTTCTTGTTCCAGCGCGGGTCGCAGGATACAGGCCTGATTGGGATCCAGACAATGAACCTGCAGCTTACGCTCGGAGGCCGCGGCCCTAACGGACTTGGAGACGCAATCACGTCTTTCGCTGGTACAGGCGCTCTGTGCCCGTATCCGAGAGGCAATCGAAACATTCACGGCGTAACTACATATGCTCCTACGGCAACTGTTGTCGGCCGAGTTGTAGATGCAGCCGTGTACGTCAACTACCTGACGCCGGATGCTCTTCAGATCATACCGCCTATCAACAACTATCCGTACTACGAGCCGATCGTCAACGTCACGAGTGGTCCTGTATTCGTCGATGCCGCGGCATCTGGTCAGATCAACATGAACAACATTCAACTTAACTCTATTCCAAGCCGCATCTTGCTCTTCGTCGACGAGCGCGATGGTGCTGCCATGTCATGGAGGCCTGACACGTATTGTAGGATCGATTCGGTGAATATCTCGTTCGACAACCGAGATGCGATCTTGTCTGGAGCTACGACGGTCGATCTGTACAACATTGCCGCTAAGAACAACACGAACTTGACGTGGACCGAGTGGAACCGCGATACTGGATCGGTTCTCGCGCTCGATTTCGGCGAAGACATTCCTCTGCGCTCGAACCAGGCCGTCGGTTTGCGTGGTTCGTACAATCTGCGTATCATTGTCAATTTCACAAACGTGAAAACGCGAGCTGAAAATGCAGATGTTCAGTACGCTGCTGTACCTCTTCCGTACGGAGTCAACCTAACATGCGTCATCATCTCTACGGGCGTGATGACTGTTGCTCAGCAGAACGTCATCCGAAGCGTTGGCATCCTTACGAACGAGGACGTCATCAATTCCAAGGAACAGGCAGCTCAGCCATACAAGTCTCGGGGCGATCTTTACGGCGATGGGTTCTTCGACGATCTCAAGACGGGATTCACGTCGGCACGCGACCTATTCATGAAGGTTATGCGACCTGCTACCGCGCTTGCCGCTAAGATCATTCCTGGGATTGCTCCTGAGGCTGCGCCATTCGTCACTGCGTTGAACTCGTACATCAATTCAGATGACGGCAACGCTGGCAATGCTGGTCTTGTACGGTCATTCGGCAACGGCCTTATTGGCGGAAATGTGACTGGTGGACGCATGGTTGGCGGCAAAAAGGTCACTCGAGCCCAACTTGCTCGGATGATCAAGTAAAAAACAGGCAAAAAAATTTCACAGACCCAATTTTTTTTTCTTTGTGCTTATGTTGTAAAAAGGAAAAAAATGAACGTGAGCTCGCTTAACTCAGGTACAGTCGATGAAAAGACGTGGCTTAACCCGATCGTCGGAGCACTTAAGGCGAAGAGCGTAGCCGCTGAATCGTATCAGATTACCGACGCCGATTCGAATGACACCGTCCAGCTTGGCGGCGGCATTTACCGACGTGCCGCTGGAGCCAGTCCGGTGTACTCGCTTACTGATAGCCCTGCTCCATTCGGCGCTGGCATGGTCGATCTCATCACGAGTAACGCGAATGAAGGAGGTATTCCGATCAGCGCTCTTGTCGGCGGATGCTCGTACGAGCTATATATCGCCGGTCGATTTACCGACGGAACTCCTGCCAATATCGGCGCTGTTTACGCCTACCCGTCTTTCACTACTGTGCAGCCGACGGACTTTCCTCAGACGATGTGCGAAATCATCATCGACAGTGCTCCTACCGCTTCCGTCCAGTCATTCGAAGTAAGGGTCACTTTCCGAATCCTTGCTTACACTGATACGTCGATCATCTACGAGTTGACGTGGAACTCGGCGATGAATAGGGCCGCCATACCAAGTGAGTTCCGCTTGATGACTAACACCCTCGAGGGGACTGTCTCCACTCCGAGCCGAGCTGCACAAGTTGATAAGCGTCTTCCGTTTACTCTCTGGGCTCGTTCAGTTGGCGGACCTATTTCGCTTGGGCGCACGCAACTGTACCTCCGCCGCATCTCCTAAACGGCTACCGCTATACTCGTCATCGAGTCTGTTCTCGGAACTGTTGGATCAATTACCGGTGCCAATTGAGTTTCTTTTTTTTTGTCTGGCTGCGCCCCAGGAGGCTCATTTTGTAGGATGCATCCGTTCCAGCAACAAGAGACGGTCCTGCACCGCGAGTATCTAACTGCTCCGAAGATGCCTAAGCACAGTGTTGTTGCTCCACCTATAATGGCGAGTATGTCAGCCGTGCTTGTTACAATATTCCCCATTTTTTTGTCTATAAGTAGGAGAATAAAAAATGAACGTGAGCTCTCTGAATAGCGGAACGGTAGATTTGAAATCCTGGCTGAATCCTGTATTTGGTCATGTAGATGCAAAAGAAGTCGTTTGTGACTCGATCACGGCTAACCATTACAATGGAACGTTTCCATCGATTGTAGGACCACCAGGACCGCAAGGACCACAAGGAATTCAAGGGCCATCGGGAATTCAAGGGCCGCAAGGAGCTCAAGGAAATGCAGGAGCACAAGGCCCTCAAGGAATTCAGGGTCAGCTCGGTCCAGTAGGTCCTCAAGGGCCTCAAGGAGATCAAGGCTTGCAAGGGCTTCAGGGAATCCAAGGCGATATCGGCTTACAAGGAATCCAAGGAACCCAAGGCCCAATTGGATTAGATGGACCGCAAGGAATCCAAGGCCCTATCGGGAATCAAGGACCAGAGGGACCACAAGGACCGCAAGGAATCCAAGGAATCCAAGGAGACACGGGAGCTGCAGGCGAAAATGGCGCGTCGAGTTCAATCTTGTACTATCGAGCCAGTACAACATCACAAGATCCTCCTCCTGCAACTGGCCGTATTCGGTGGAACGAGGTAGACCAAGTCACGTCTACATTCTTGTACTTGAGCCACATCGATGACTCTGCCGACGATGTTGAGCGGATCTTGGAGCAATGTACACCGGGCTCGACGGTTCTCGTACAAGACCGCAATCAGAGTGCGAACTACCAGAATTTTAAGTTGACTGAGCCTGCAATCAATGTTCCTGGTTCGTACGTGTCTTTCCCTGTCACGTTTATCAATGGCGGTGGTACCGGACTAGCGGGATTCGCGAATAACCACCAACTGTTGATCGGCGTACTTTATGCAGGACCAGCAGGGCCAGAGGGACCTCCAGGAGACACAGGACCGCAAGGCGACATCGGGCCTGAAGGACCGCAAGGAATCCAAGGACCGCAAGGAGACCAAGGCTTACAGGGAGACCAAGGAATCCAAGGTATCCAAGGAAATCAAGGAGCAGTAGGTCCTGATGGACCTCAAGGCGCACAAGGCTTACAGGGAGACCAAGGAATTCAAGGCAACATTGGACCGCAAGGACCTCAAGGAGATGCAGGCGCGCAAGGACCGCAAGGAGCTCAGGGGATTCAGGGAATACAAGGCTTACAGGGAATTCAAGGTATACAGGGTCCTATTGGGCCAGATGGAATTGCTGCTACCATTAGCGCTGGTTCGACTACGACAGGTCTTCCTGGGACGTCGGCATCCGTGACAAATAGCGGCACGAGCTCAGCAGCTATATTTGACTTCACGATTCCGCGCGGTGATGATGGGATTCAGGGAATACAGGGAATCCAGGGAATCCAGGGACCTGCTGGAAGCGCTGGATCTGCAGCGACTATCGCAGTTGGTACAGTGACTACTGGGGCTCCTGGAAGTTCAGCGACAGTGACTAATGTTGGAACAAGTTCCGCCGCGATATTCAATATGACGATTCCACAAGGATCGACTGGATCTGGCTCAACGATTACTATCAATAACACCACGAGCGCGGTATCCTATCGTATGCTATTCACAAATGTAGCCTCTGGATCTGCTGCTTCTTCACTTAGCACACACGCGACAGCTCTTACATACAATCCCAATACTCTTGCATTGACAAACACGGGAGGAACATTCGCGTGCACAACTGTTACGGCAAACTTGACTGGAACTGCGAGTAACGCTGGTGCGGTTACTACAGCAAACACTTTATCGGCAGGCGCGCGGTATCTGCTATTCAGCAATGGGGTTGGTGCGAGTTCACTCGTGCAGCTCACAAGCACACTTGCGAATCAGCTTGCATGGGACGCAAGCATCGCCTCGCTTAAGATTGGTGACGGTATCACAGGCGCCGGGGTCTTGACCTGCAACACGATAAACTGTACGACACTAAACGGCACTGCAGAATTCGCGACTCAGGTTACAGCGACGGCTACGGCTGTAGCCGCTGAGAGGTTTCTGTGTTTTGTGCCTAACGCAGGAACAGCGTCTATCCAGATGAGCAACGCACCATCGGCCAAGATAGTGTGTAATCCCTCGATCCCGTCCATCACGATGGGCGCCGGCGTCGGTGGCGCTGGGGTCATCACCTCGAATAGCTTCGTGGGCGCGCTCACTGGAAGAGCCAGCTCGGCAACGCAGGTACTGGCGACCGGTACGATCACGACCGGGACACGCTATCTCCTCTTCACTCCCTCGACAGCGACCGGCGTGTCAGACGTACAGTTTAGCCCAACACTAGCTACCCAGATCTATGTGGTACCTAGCGGGCCGTCAATGTTCATCGGTAACGGGATCACTGGATCGGGTGCACTCACGTGCGCGACGGTCACGTGTACCACAATGAATGGGCAGGCCACAGGATCTGACCAAGTGGAGACGGTCGCAGTAACGTCGCCGGCCGCGCGGTACATCACGTTCACGCCGTCGTCAAACGTTACTGCGGCGAATAGCGTGATGCAAACTGCTAATGCGCTCCAGTACAATCCAGGATCTGCTTTACTGACAGCCACTAACCTTACCGTTTCAGGTACACTGACTGCCACTGTTAGTACATGCACCAACTTGGCAGGTGGAGCTGGTGGATCGTTGCCATATCAGTCTGCCGCAGGAGCAACTACATTTCTCGGTATCAGCACGGTCGCTGGCTCAATCGTCAGATCTACAGGCACCGTGCCAACCTGGGCTACCCCTGGTGGATTCCCAGTAAGTTTCGGCGGAAATGCGAGTGCTGGGAATGTTTTGCAGTACCAGTTACCAAGTGTTCTGTTTGCTACAACCGTTCTCAATAGCGCACTTGGCACCCCGGCTAATGGGTTTGTTACACCGTACTCATGCATTCTTGTTGCTGCTGCAGCATACTCAACTACGAGCTCGGCGACTGCTACTGCAACGATTCACGTGAATGGATCGGCCACCGCGCTTACGACTATTGGTGCAGGCACGAATTTCAGTGTTACTGGAAACCGAGTGCTCGCCCTTTCAGCAACTACCAACACGATTCCGGCGGGGTCACTCGTCGAGGTCCGTGTGAATACAGCCGCCATCGGGAATTGCCAGATCACGCTTTACATTGCTTAAAAATAAAATCTTACGCATCAATAGCAACAAAGAAAAAAAGAAAAAAATCAACGGGCCTCTATAAAATGCCTCCGAAGAAGAAGAAGACGGTGAAGAAGGGCGGATTCCTGCCTCTGCTCATGTTGCCAGGCGGCCTAATGGGCATGGCTGCTCTGATGAAGGCGACGGGCGGCAATGTGACCGGTGGTCGTCGAAAGCGCTAAAAGATTCGGAATACGGACATAAGTGGACTTTTCGAGTTTCACAAATTTTTTTTTCTTTTGTCATGTATAAACAAAAAAGCAAAAACAATGCCTCCGAAGAAGAAGAAGGCCGTCAAGGCCGTCAAGGCCATCGTAAAAAAGAAGGCTACTACGGCTCCAGCAAAACGACCTGTTGGTAGGCCTCGCAAGGAACTAGGAACAAGAGTTTCGGATTCCAATGATCTTCTTGGACCACTTGCGAACGTAGGATTGACCAAGCCGATGCCTCGTCGGATCGGCAGAGACGCACTTGAGCAACAGCGTGCACGGCTTCGATTTGCCCGTGATTATCCAGGTCAGCGTTTTACTGAACAAATGACACGTGCACTCCAAGATTCGTTCTCTACCGGAATGCTTCCGTATGGAGTTTCCTTGCGTGCGGCTGAACCATTTGCACGTAAATACAAGACGTCGTTTGCTCCGATTGCAGGAATGCCGGTTTGGCCTGCATCGAATACATTTCCTACCGTGCCTCCTGGACGTGGTCCTCCTCTTCGTCGATCTATTGCGTCTGGTCCTGGTCCTGGAGACGCTGGACGATTCGATGATCTTGAGGCTCTACTTGACGAGGAAGCCAGGCCTACTGGTCGACAGCTTTTGGCTCGGACAACTCTCCCAAACGCCAGGCAGATTTCACGGAGAAGCGCGATAGCGATAAAGAAGGAACTAGATGCACTTTCTACACGAAGGACAGGTGTGGCATCTACAAGAGAGGCGCTTAGTTCACTTCTTTCTACGCCTACATCAGGAAGAAGTAGCGTCTCAGGTAGTGAGTCTGCTACTAGTAGAATCAGCGACGAGCAGATTAAGAAACTGGAAGTGGCGATGAAGCGTCTTGTTCGTAAGGAGGCTGAGGCCGCTAAGGCCGTTGAGGCCGCGCAAGCGGAAGCTGAGGCCGCGCCGAGTCTTGTTACTAATAGGCCTCAACGGCCTCAACAGCCTCAACGGCCTCAACAGCCTCTCTCTTCTATTAGTGGTCTGAGTGATGAGATCGCACGGCTTCAACAAAATGTCGAGAATGCAAATAGAGCTCTTGCACAGATGAGGCCAAACTCTTCAGAAGCGGTGGAACGTCTAAAACAAGAGAGAGATGAGAACATCGAGAGGATACGATATCTACTAGGATCGATTGATGCTTCTCCTCCAGCCCAGCAAAGGGTTGTTAGTGTTCCTGATCCAGTTGTTGTAAACTCAGAGCTACAGGCCCTTATATTACGGGAACTCCGATTGGAAGAGAAGATTGCGTTGCAACGATCCGGAAAATCAAAAGCGTCGTCAAAGCGAGAGCTAGAGGATGTAAGAGGAGCTATCAGAGAAATCAAAAGTGAAACAGCAGCGGCAACTCCATCTTCTGGGCCTGCTCCTGCTTCTGTTCAGCAGTCGATTGTTATTCCTGGAACAGAGACACAGGTTCCGTTGCCTTCAGATCAAGAAATGGTTCCATTCTCGTACGTGCAAGGAATGATGGATGCACAGGAACGGCTTCTTAATAGACTGTCAATTGCAGATAGAGTCGCAAAAGCAGACCCACCGTCACTGTTGGACCTGCGGCAGAATCCAGAAGACGAAAAAGAGTACTCTTCACGGGCGCTTCAGTTTATTACACCTAAAGGGAAGATCGCTCTTGAAGCCAGGACTGAACAAACTGGTAGAGACATTGAAAGAGAAGCTGCAGAATTAGTGGTCCCTGGAACTCAGATGAAGAAGCTTCTTGAAGCGATCAGAAGTAAGGTCAAACCAGACATTATCAAAGAAGAGCAAATCAAGTTTGCGCGGCAGTCCGAGGAAGCGGCTGAAGCACAGAAGCTAATAGCTCAAAGTGAGAAGGCTAGGAAGGAAGGTACAAAGGGTCCGGCTGTTGCAGACATGAGAAGAGTCGCAAAGCATGTATTTATGCCACCAGCCGCTGCACGGAGACTAAACGAGGAGGCAGACCTGCGCGTCGAAAAATCTAGTGGTGTACTTCCCGAACCAGCTGAAACTGTACCTGGAATCTCTACCGGAATCGACGATCTTGAACTTCCAACTAACGTTCTACGTGAGATGGCAGCAAGTCGAGAATACCTTCCTGGTACACTTGCACTAATAGACGCAGAACTCGCTAGACGAGGAGAAAACGAACAAGCAGTACGAGATGTACTCGGCCTTTCGCAGTCTGCAACAATTCCTCCTCCGAGCAATCCTCCTGAACCACGCGGCGCTGGCCTTCAGCACGTTACGGCGGCAACGTTTCCGGCATCAAAATGGACGACTGCAAGCTCCCTTCGTTGGTTACGGTCTAACGGGCTTCATCCAATCCGCAAGTCTACGAAGATCAACGGAGCGTACAGTTACGCGCTCCAGAGTCCAGCTGCATATAGCTCGTTCAATAGCGTCAAGATGTCGCACAAGAACAAGGACTTCACGATCGTATATGGCACTCCGAAATAAAAAAAAAATTTTGGAATGCGCAGTGCTTTGCTCTTTTCTTTTTTTTTACTTCGTAATGTAGATCTGCGAGTGTCTGCGTGCTCGGCTAAGTGCGGTATACGCGAGTCTATTGTCACACAATGTCTCCTCGTCGATGAACAGGTTGGTCTCTACCGTCTCGCCCTGAACCGAGTGAACGGTGAATGCATGCTGTAGCGCACACGTTACTTTTGGCTTCTCGCCTATAACGATGTCTCCGCGGCAATATTTTGCATTCTTGTCCTTGACCATCCACTTGTCTTCTTTTCCGAGCGCCTTAAGTTTATTCGAGTAGAAGTCCTTTCGGTCATTCGAGTAGCTGAGAATCATGTCTTCTGAAACGTACTTTTGGAATACGGACTCTAGTCGAATCCGCTGGAATGATGCGGCGATCTGTTTAGCGTATCCAGGAACATCGATGTTCGCTCGCATATCGTTTAGAATACCGAGCAGTTTGTCGCCTGGAGTGATTCGGTGGTTCTCGGTGTGAACGATCTTCGCGATTCCTGCCGCGTCAAATCCAATGCCGTCTCCGTCTTTCTCGTAGTGAGGCAGCTGACACAGATCTCCGCAGAATATGATCATGTGATCAGGAAACCGTTCTTGGATCAGTCTCTGTGTCCTAATAGGCATCATGCTGATCTCGTCGACGATGATTACGTTGTAGAACTTGAGGATAAACGCCCATTTTTCGGGGTTAGCGCTGCATAGGCGAGCCCACACTACACTGCGTACTCCCGTTTCTTGTGATTTCGACCGAGCAAGCTTGTGAGTCGGACTAGCATAGATGACTCGCTGAAGTCCTTTGTCATGGATGTTGTAATGAGTCTTTCCCGATCCTCCGGCTCCCTCGTGATACTCAATCTTATTGTACTCTCTCGCAATGCATTCAGGAAGATCGCGCTTATCGAAGATATCTACGTTTACGTAGCTGCATCCAGGCGTATTGCCCTTCATGATGTCCGACTCGTGTCTGAACACATTGCAAAGCTCGAACTCGTGATCGATGAAGTAAACGGCATCGCTCGCAACACGTAGTACTTTTGTAATGTCCATTGCAAGTAATTGCTCAAGGACCTGAAGTCGCGTGTAAGCCGCAATGTAACCAGAAACCTGCGCAAGATGATCTGATCGCTCTGCGTTGTAAGTAACATACAGCTCGTTTGTTTCATCGATAATACGTGCAGTAGCACCTGAACTGTGGTTCTTAACGCACGCTGCAACGTGATTCAAGAACTTCTGCGGTCCACTCACGAAGTGCGAAGCCTTACTATATTTAGCCGCCTTCTTGCCTACCCACTTGGCATACAATCGTACACCATTTTCCTTTTCGTCCCACACTGGATCATCGAATCGGAACTCTTTGTTCGACGGACCTACTGCACCGAAAGTGATGTCATACGTGCAATTGTGCTCAGTCAAGAACTGTAGCTCAGGTCTTGTGTAAACGGACCCAGATACAAAGACACCGCCAAGCTTCTCGTCTATCGTCTTGATAGGCTCAGCAAGAACAACGTTCTCAATCAAGTAGTAGCCCTCAGTGTCTTTGATCATCTCTGTCATAGGGCGGAAGACATGAACCTTAGTAAGGATTCCAGAGTACTGCTTGCACCGGAAGAAGTTCTTGTATGCATTCTTCATGTCGATCTTCTTGTAATCAGAGATCCCATCTGTAAGCTCGTCGTCTATCGTACGAGCATAAGCTGACGTATCTTGGACATCGACGTGCGTGTTGAATCGGAGCCCACACCGAATGAATCGGCTTAGCTTTGCGTCATTAACGTCACACAGCTTAGCGGTATCAAGTCCGTACTTACGTTCTTGCTCATTAGTGAAGTCCGCAAGATGTCCCTTGACACGATACGTTCCACCGAGTGTTCGCACGTATGTGATCACGTTGCCGTGTCTCTGATACTCGAAGTATGACTTGAACTTGCGAAGGCTAGCTATTTTTTCGTCTAGTTCCTCACGTGTAACAAATACAGTGTTCTTTGTCGTGATCTCATTGATCCTGTCTACGTGATTTGTGCGCGTATTCAGTACATGGACAGTGCCATAACAATACCCCTTGCACCTAGCCTTGATGAACTCGCACTGGAACGGAGCATCGATGAAGATGTTGATCCCTAGTTCGTCTGAAATTCTCTGTACATGAGACTGAGGAACACCGTCTTGTAGGTACATCCATTGCATGCGCTTTGCCGTGTCGAGCTTAGAAGACATCCTATTTTTCGCGGTCTTGTTAGTAGCAGCATCAAGCTTCTCTTGCAACATGTCGATGATAGGCTTCATGAGACAATTGGATATCCCGTCCATGAAGTTCTGCACTGCTTGCTCTCCTTCGGTAGGCTCGAACGTTGTTATTTCCCACTCTACCGTGTCTTTGTTGTAGAACTGGTCATTGAACAAGTCGGCGCGTGTAACAGTAAGACCATCCATCCGTTCGATAATTTCTCCGTCGTTCAACGTAGCTACAATACGAATTCCATACCCAAGCTCTTCAGCGAGTCTCTCTGCCTCGTCATCACTGAGTGGCTCCTCTCGTCCTTGGTTGATAATGTCGATTATCCCTTGACGAGCAACTTCGATCTCTTCCATCATCGCTCTATACTGACCATCGATTTCTTCCTTGTCGCCCAAGAAGTCACGACGCGGACGAGGAACGAATTCGTCGAGCTGGGCTTGAACGACATCAGGAGGAGGGGCAACGATGTACGGGCGCTGGGCGGCAACTTGTTCTTGAATCTGACGTGGAACTCCGTCGACCGGAGCGTCGCGCTGAACGTTACGATTAATCCTGCCTAGAAGTTCACGGGTAGGTCGACCGATCCGCACGTTCACGGATAAGTTCTTGCTCGTCCCACGCCCAAAGTAAGGGGCGATTTCAGTATCTGGCATCGTAATGACATCCATGACCAAGTCGTCGTCAGCGCGAGAAAACTTGGCGGTAAGAATGATCTTGTATCCAATCCTGCTCGCCTCAACGAGAGCTGGATACGGCGGTAGCACGTCATCTCCGACACGCTGACGTCTGCGATTAATGATCCCGATAATGTCTCCTCGTAGGTTATTAACCAGACGAAGAGTCTCAAGCTTTGCAGCCTTGTTCACACTCGAGGCGGTTGGCATTTTTTTGGTTTATTTTACCTTTTGGGTCTCTGCTTTTTATTTACCCTAGTGCATCAGAAAAAAAATCTGAGAATCCCGCGCTTCCGTGAAAAAAAAATTTAATTATTTTACGCTCTTCATTTTTCACGACATCGCCATGCTGGCCAGGATTCCGGCGCCGACGAGTGGGGAGGCCGCAGCGGCCACGAAAAACGCAGAGCCAACCGCGCGAACCGTACGGCGTGCCATCGGGTGGCTCGAGTAGTACCGAGCGAGGGCGCTTGCCTTCTTTGCCTCTCTGTGTGCCTCGTCTGTGGCATACTTCTCGCGCGCCTTCTCGGCTCGTTTGTGTAACATTTCCACACGGGCTTGGAGCTCGTCGCCTTCCGTGGGTGGCAGATTTCGCGGCATTTTTGGGGGATCCTTGCTTTTTCTAAAGCGGTACGAAAAAAAAACGGCTCGGGCTCCCGATTTTAACGAGGGAGACACGAGGCACAACGGCGAGACGAAGAGCAGCAGCGGGCGCAGACAACGGCACCGCAGCAGCCGGAGAGGAACACGAGCCCGGAGTCGTTACAGACGACACATCGAACGGCTACCGGGTGAGGCGCGCGGCAGAGTGGGCAGCGAATTGAGCCCGTTGTCTCCGCGATCTTGTGGAGACATTCATCCCCGACAGAATGGCCACACATAAGGCGACGCGTGCGCGGTTCGGTGTCAAGGCAGACGGGGCACTCCGTCGAGGCGGTCAACGGGATCAGGTCAACTCCGGCCGGTTTGGGCTTGAAGACTCGCGGGCGTCCGTCGATCAGTCGGCCGACTGTGTCCCACTCTTGCCACGCCATAGCCTCCGGGAAGATGCGCTTACCCATGGAGCAGAGGCCGCCGCGTGGGTTACCTGGAAGAGAACCGAGACGGACAACACGAGCGGCCGCTTTGGTGCGCGTCGCGTAGGCTCTGGAGAGGGCCGGGAACTCGTGGAGGATCTCAAGGACGGAGACCTCAATCTCTTCGATTGTCTCGAAGCCGTGCGACTGGATGCCCACAAGGTCGGCCGGTTCGTCGTCGTCGTCGAGTGCGTACCGAATCCGGGCCATCGCGTCGCCAATCGTCGCGACTCCTGAGAGGATCGAGAACAGAGCGGCCGCGCAGGTTCCCCAATCGTCAAGACTTGGGCGGACGTCGTCGCGCATCAGGATCGCGCGAACTTCGCCGGGCGTCGGGTACAGAGACACAGGGAAGGCCGCGAGGTGGAAGCCGTACCCCGTCGAGTGGGAGATCGGGCTCACGGTGCGGAGGTCTTGGCGTGCCCTGTTCATCGACACGAAAGCATCCACGAAGCCCGGACGCTCGAACGAGTCGCCGAACACTTGCGAGACTGTGACAAGCCGCACACGCTTGAGAGCGAAGGAGCAGGCGTCGCGCGCGGTGTCGTGGGTTGGGATCTCCATTTTCTGGGAATCCGCTTTGGTTGATCTACTCTCGGAGATTTTTCTGACGCCAGAAAAAGCGCGGCACCAAAACAAAAAAAAAGAAATGGGGCCGCGGCCCGTGTGTGTGTGTGCTTTGTTTTTACTGGTCGAAGAGCCCCGAGACTTCGTCGTCGTCGTCGGTGTCGTAGTCTTCAAGGTCGTCAGGGTAGAGATACGCGTCAAGCGCCGCGACGTACTCGCGCAGCTGGTCGAGGCTTGGGAGCTCAACGTCGTGCAGCGTAGGGAGGCCCGGAACAGCGAGGCACGAACGGAACGCCCCACCGTCACGGCCCCACACTCCGCGGAAGTAGCGGGGCGTCTTGCAGCTCGCCACGTGGGCACGGATGAACCGGAACGCGAAGCAGTCGAACGTCAGGCGGGCGCCAGGGTCGAGATGGTCAACGGTCGCGATCACGTACCGGCTGCCCATAGCGTGAGACACGCCAGGAACACCGACAAGGCGCGCGCGCTCGTGGGCCGAAAGTTCTGGCCAGCGGAGCGAACGGGAGAGCGTGGAGTCGCTGATCTTCTTGACGCGAGCCGAGAACCTCATCGCCGTGAAGAAGTCCCCGCCGTCTTCGCTGTAACGCTGCGCCAAGGTGTTACCGATGGAGCGGACAGAGCGGAAGACCTCCGAGACCTCGATGCGCGCCTGGTGCTTCAAGAGCTTAGCGAGCGCGATGTCGTCGGCCTTGGTGTCATCTTCGACGAAGCGGAAGACAACGCGCGCAACGTCGAGCGGGAGGACCCGAACGAGGGCGGAGAGCTGAGCGACGCGGAGAGCCTGGCGGGTCTGCATTTTGGTGAACTTACGAAGAAGGCCGACCAGAAAAGGGGAACCCAAAAAAACGCACCGCCGCCCCCAGTCGAGCAAAAAAAAAACTTTTTTGGGTGCTGTGTATTTTAACGACACAAGAAGAGCGAATTCTTGAGCGCGTACAGTGGGCCGGCCTCGAGAACCATCATCCGGCGCGTGCCTAATTTGTCATTTTCGAAGCGCGTCATCTTGCTGAACAAGCAGGCCGCGCGCTCAACGTGGTCCGCCGTCTTTTTTCCGTGCCGTGTCTGGATACGTTCGAGCAAGTCCAGGAAGCTCACCGAGTCCGGGAGCGAGTCGCCGCACGGGTGGCGATAACGACAGCCGAGAAAGCGCTCCGCGTCGTCCCAGAAGAACGTCGTCCAATCGGCGAAGCGCGTCCGATGGTCATACTTCTGAACGTTCTTGATCGCATTGACAAGCGGCCAGCGGACCGAGTTCGGCATCGTACGGAGCGCCGAATCGCTCACGAGGTACGCGGCCGCGCGTTTCTTGGCGCCCTCGTAGGTCTGCAGCGCGGCGTCTTTCTCTCGCGCGTCGATCCAGTACTGCCCCAAGCGCTTGCCGATAGCCCACCAGAGCCTGACGTCCTTCTCAACGTGCGCGAGAATCTTGTCGCGGTGTGGCTTGTTGACTCCGACGCGCAACAGAGCGAGGCGTGCGGCGATCGTGAGCTTCTCGAGTGCTGCGTCCATTTTTACAGAAGGAAGGCGGCGAGAAAAGGGCGGACCATCTGCCCGCGCCTCGGCCCCCATCTACTAGCAAAACGCAACCAACGCCGCGGCGTGTCACGTTCCAGACATGCGCCGCAGATCGACGCGCCGGCAGGTACCGAAAAAACGAGGCCCAGGACCACCTGGCCCCCGCCCCGGCATCCCGTCCAGGCCCTTCCCTTTGCATTCGCGAAAAATGGGAGAAGGAAATCGCGCGCCGTCGGGTCGTGTGTGCTTCCGTGTGTGCGACGGGGAGCGACGCGCGCGAGGGTGGCAAGAAATGGACGAGACACGCGCAGACACGAACGGAACGCCTAAAAAGGGGACCGTGTGGAAACCTTACTGCGGC